GGCATCAAATTTTTTGGAGACAAAAAAAAAGCCCGCCGATCAATTAAGACCGACGGGCAAATAATTTTAAAATATTGCAAATGTAAATACTATTACCAACCATGCGACAATCGCGCCAAGTGAAGCAATTAACACATGATATATTTTTAATGGATATCCATTTATAATGAGTAAATTCATTTCAAGAAACTTATTCATTTCATTTTACCTTTCATTGTTTAAAAAAAGGGATCACGTTTTCACGTGATCCCTAGTATGATTATTTCAGAAGCTTTGTTAGTTTTTGTAAAAGTACAAGTACTTCAACTTTATTAAAACTCTGATCTTTTGTGTTTTGTGCGATCGTGATCGCATTGTTTATCTGACAATGAATTTTCTCTTTATCAGATTTTAGCGTGGTATCAACTCTATCTTTTTTAACGCCCGCCGTTTTATCCGCTCGTTTGGTTGGGGTAATCCCCTCTTTGGCATCCGCGGCGGATAATTTGTTTTCATCCAATCTATAGGCAACCATTGCCTTGAGATCATCTACAGCTGTATTGATGCGACTAGTTAGGAAATTTCTAACATCAGACTTCCTAATAAAATCGCGTTTCTCACTCTTCTCAATTTGAGTGAACTGTAGGGCGATATAACTTGGAGAGCACCAACTGATCATCTCTTTACTGGCACGTGTGTTTAATTCTTTTTTATCTTTTAATGCCATTAGTGCTTGTTTATTTTTTGGCATCGAAGTAACCAAAGCATTAACCACCGCGTCCCTGATGGGCTTTTCTTTACCTCTTTCAAATATAAGATCAATCTGCTTGCCATCATTGGCAACAATCTCATCCGCCAATATACAGGAAGCTTGCCGCACGGTTTCAACCACCGCATCAAGCTTTGTTTCCGCGTCCCATTTCCTATTAATAGCGACGCCGTAGTTAGTATATGAAGTTGAAGTATTCAGTATATTTTTTGTATTCATTGTCTTGTCTCTTTTTTTAAATGTTTAAAAATTACTAGAACCTAGTAATTACAAGATGCGTTATTGCGTCTTGATGGAACCATTATATCAACATATATAAATTAGTCAATAGTTACGGCATTTATTTATCCCACCCCACCCCTATATACCGCTTTTTCATTTTTTCATAACATGCTGTATATATTACTATTTTACACGAAAATTTACGTTCCAAATGAGTTCGACCCTATACATTACATAAAATTATATAATTCGATTTCGGTTAAGTAAAAATACGTATTCCTAGACCCCACCCCCCTCGTATAGGAAAACCCCCCCTTACAAATAAAAAACCTGAACAAAAAAATTTTATTTGTAAAAAATTTACGTTTGCTGTACAATACGTACCCAACGGTTAATATATTACTTATGACCTGCGGAAAATAGAATGAGTGACACTTTAATACTGGAACCTGAGAAAGGTGTACCAGTTGATAACACAAAAACATTGTTAGACTTGAAAGTTCGCACTGAAGCTGCGGCAAACACGGTCGAATTCTTAGAAAAATATGGTTTAGAAGTTGAAAGTAACCGCGAAACTGATGACATTGCGGCTAAAATCAGCCTCACATATGCCGAAGACCCTGAACAAGCGTCAAAAATAGTAACAGATAACAGATTATCAACGCTACCACCTGCTGCGTTGATGACAACACACACTATATTAACCGAATTTGGTCATTCTGTTGTGGCTAGTGCTGTGCAGGTTAGGCACCTTGTCACTAATAAGTTAATTGAAGAGACTGAAAACGCAGATCCACGGGTTAGAATCAGGGCGCTCGAGTTACTTGGTAAGATAAGTGACGTTGGGTTATTCGCAGAGAAGAGCGAAGTAACTGTAACACACCAATCAACCGATGAATTGAAGGAACGCTTACGTCAAAAGTTAACGACTCTTACAAATCCAGAAAAAACACGTCCAGCCGAGATTATTTTAGATGGGGAAGTAATAAATATGGACGAGGAGTTAGTTTTGGAAGATGACTAACTTAAACGTAGACATATCAGATGAAGATATCGAAACCATACTGAAGAACTTGGATAGTTTTTCGGATGAAGAGATCCTCGAGATAGATACTATGGTGGGGGAGTTAGCAAAACGCCGTGAAAATAAAGCAGCACAGGACGACCTCATAGCCTTCTGTAAAAAAATGATGCCCGAGTTTATTGTAGGGGAACATCACAAACTCCTCGCAGATATATTAATGTCAATCGAGGCGGGTGGTAAAGACCGTGTATGTGTTAACATGCCACCCCGCCACGGTAAATCGCAAATCGTGTCAATATTTTTCCCCGCATGGGTTCTGGGGCGTGACCCGACAAAAAAAGTTATGATGGTGTCACATACCACTGACCTAGCGGTGGACTTCGGACGTAAAGTGCGTAACTTGATCGCTACAGATGCATACAAAGACGTGTTCCCCGCAACCGAGCTGGCTAAAGATAGTAAATCAGCGGGTAGATGGAACACCAACTTGGGGGGTGAGTATTACGCCTGTGGTATTGGGTCAGCACTTGCAGGACGTGGTGCGGACTTATTATTAGTTGATGACCCGCACTCAGAACAAGATGTTATTAACGGAAACTTCGAAGTATTCGAAAAAGCATACGAATGGTTCACATTTGGAGCGCGTACACGTCTCATGCCGGGTGGGTCTGTCGCGATAATTCAGACAAGATGGCATATGGACGACCTAACAGGACGTGTAACAAAGGACATGAGTAAGAATGCTCGTTCTGATCAGTATGAAGTGGTGGAATTTCCCGCTATACTAGAAATAAAAGACAACAAAACGGGTAAGTACGTAGAAAAACCTCTGTGGCCTGAGTTTTTTGATCTTGAGGCACTCTTGAGGACTAAGGCATCTATGCCGAATTTCCAGTGGAACGCTCAGTATCAACAACAGCCCACCGCTGAAGAAGCATCTATCGTGAAACGAGAGTGGTGGAACATATGGGATCTTGATTCTGCGCCATCATGTGAGTATATTATCATGTCACTTGACGCCGCCGCAGAGTCACATAACCGTGCTGACTATACTGCGCTCACTACTTGGGGTGTATTTCTTAACGAAGAAACAGAGGCTTACAATATTATCTTGCTAAACAGTATTAAGAAACGTTTAGAGTTCCCTGAGTTGAAACAACTAGCTATAGAAGAGTACACTGACTGGGAACCAGATGCGTTTATTGTTGAGAAAAAGAGCGCTGGTACGGCACTATACCAAGAAATGCGCCGAATGGGGTTGCCCGTGGCAGAGTATACCCCGCACCGAGGATCAGGGGATAAACTTGCACGACTAAATGCTGTGGCAGATATTGTAGCGTCGGGTCTGTGCTGGGTTCCCCCAACACGTTGGGCAGAGGAAGTTATAGAAGAAATAGCGGGTTTCCCGTTTATGAGTAATGATGACTTGGTTGACTCCACTGTCATGGCACTTATGAGATTTAGACAGGGTGGGTTTATACGCCTACCAACAGACGAACCTGAAAATACTGTGTATTTTAGACGCCGTGGTTCAGGATATTATTAGGTTAATTATGTGGGACGACGAAGATATAATTTTGTTTGGTTTATTATTGCTTACACCAATATTGGCTTATGCATTATTTATCCCTGTATAAATCGCAGATTTACAATCAATAATAAATAGGGTATTACTATAACAGACGATAAGTCAAAAAGGAATATTTAAATTATGGCAATCGAAAAAGGTATAACTGTAGCTCCAAAGGGTATTGATTCAGAGCTTGGCGAAAATGAAGACGAAATTTCTGAATTAGAAATTGAAATAGTAAACCCTGAAAGTGTTACTTTAGATGATGGTAGCGTAGAAATTACTATTATCCCTGATGCTGATATAGGAGATATGACAGAATTTGATATTAACCTAGCAGAAGTTTTGGACGAATCTCACTTAAAAGAGATATCAGATGATCTTGTTGGTAATATAACTACGGATATTGATAGTCGTAAAGAGTGGGCTGATACTTTTGTAAAAGGTTTAGACGTACTAGGATTTAAATACGAAGAGCGTACTGATCCTTGGGAAGGAGCTTGCGGTGTTTATTCTACGGTACTAGCTGAAGCCGCAATACGTTTTCAAGCTGAAACTATGTCTGAAACATTTCCCGCCGCTGGCCCTGTAAGAGTTAAAGTAATTGGTGAAGAAACGAGAGAAAAACTAGACGCCTCTATGCGCGTAAAAGCGGATATGAACTACCAATTAACAGAAAATATGGTTGAATACCGTCCAGAGCATGAAAGAATGCTATATAGTCTAGGACTTGCAGGGTCAGCATTTAAAAAAGTTTATTATGATCCAACTATGGGAAGACAGGTAGCTATTTATATACCTGCCGAAGATGTTATTGTTCCTTATGGTGCTAGTCATATAGAAACAGCGGAACGTGTAACTCACGTAATGCGTAAAA